CTTGAGCGGTAGGTAGGGCGCCTCGGTGATGTCGAGCCCCGAAATGCTGATCCGCAACGTCGACGCCTGGGCGGTACCCGACACATTGGTAGTGCCGTACACGGCGGGGTAGATGTCGGGCAGGCTCCCGATGATGGCGAACTGGTCGCTCGACGCCAGCACGGCGGTGGCCGGGGTGCCGGTGACGTTGCGCACCTTCGAGCTGGCGGCGAACAGGGCGGCGCGCAGCGCCTTCGAGTCGGCCATGGGCACGGTGAAATCGAACGGCACCTGCCCGGTCGCATGGGCCAACAGGTACGCCTCGAACACGTATTCGACGCGCAGGCTGTAGGCGGCGGCCAACACGCGCAGGTATGCCTCACGGTACGACGGCGAGCTGCGGCGGATCAGCTGGTAGCTGACGTCGGATCCGCCGGCGTACGTCTCGATCGGCTCGGTGCCCCGCTTGAACGACACTTTCACGGACTGGATCGCCGTTTTTTCGGTGGCCTGGGCGCCGACGATGGTGGTCAGGTCGCCGTCGTAGTAGGGCCAGTTGATGTCCATGCCCGAATCGGGCAGGCCGCGCTGGCCGCCCAGCGCGGTGACGGCGGGACGGCCGCGGTCCACGATGCCGGTGATCGAGGTGAGCCAGCCGGGCGGGATCACGCCGGGGTTGGCGGTGGTGACCTGATCGACCAGGGCGCGGGTCAGCGTCGGGTCGGACCACACGGCTGACGCGAAGGCGTCCAACGTGTGGAAACGGTTGAGCGGATGCACGCCGGTCGTCTGAGCGCGGCTGCGGACCTCGTCGCCAAGCACGACGAGCTCGCGGCGCAACGCGTCGATGTCGTCGGTCGCCGGCGTGACGTTGACGATCGCGGCGGGCAGGTTGTCGCCGTCGGGCGGGCTATCGGCCGTGAGAGTGGCGGGTGCGGGCATGTCGGTCCTTTCGCGGACGGTGAGGATGGGTGAATCGTGAGCGGGGTGGAACGCGAACGCGACGCCGTACAGCGTCGAGCGGGTGCGGGTCACGGCGGAGCGGTCGGCGTTCCACACCTCGCCGTCGGTGCCGGGCGCGAACTCCATGGACACGGCGTCGACGGTGTGGGCGTCGATCAGCGCCATCACGTCACGCGCCGCTGCGGTGTCGGCGATCACGAGGTCGCCGTACAGGCCGTCGGGCTCGTCGCGGGTGGCCGAGACATGGCCGATCAGGGCGCCGTCGTGGGCGTCGCGGACGTACATCCGCTCGAGCGGGCTGATCGACTCCGGGGCGTGCGTCTCGGTGTAGCGGTGGGCGCGCCCGGCGACCACGTCCACGACCGGGCGGGGATCGTTGTAGGACACGAGCCGGGCCGTCACGGTGCGGGTGACCGGGTCGGTGGCGGTGATCGGGGCGTCACGGTGCAAGAGGTCGTGCATCAGACTCCTTCGACGTTCGGCGCGACCGGCTCGAGCACCGGGCCGGCCGACAGGGCGGGCAGGCCGAGCTGGGAGACGCGCATCTCGTCCACGGACGCGAGCCCGGCGGCGACCGCGGCGGCGGCGGTGGTGACGCGGGTCGACCAGTCGGTGCGCAACAGGTTGGACGTGTCGAACACGGCGGCCTGCCCGCGTGGGAGGAGGTCGGTGAAGGCGGCCTCGAGCCGGTCGAGGTAGGTGGGGTACAGGTTGAGCGTCAACCAGCGACGCATCTCGTCGATCGTCGTGGAGTAGGTGAGCGCCTGCTGGGAGACGACGTTCACGATCGACGGCGGCACGTTCAACGCCCGGGCGATTGACGCGTCGAGGTAGTTGAGCCCCTCGATAAGTAACGCCTCCGCCGCCGACGGCTGCGTGAACGTCGTCAGCCCCATGCCACCGGACAGCAGGGCGGGGCGCCGGGTGCGCCGGGCGACCAGCCACCGCTCGACCATGCTCGTCGCCTGGTCGTCGCTGAGCTTCTGCTGGTGCGTCAAGGCGTAGGGCGGGGTGCCGCCGTCGCGCCAGTAGCCGGCCGCCCACTCGTAGGCGGTGGCCAGATCGTCGATGACGGTGCCGATCAGGTCCAGCGGGGACTGGCCGAGCGGGCCCGGGTCGGAAATCAAGGGGATGTGCAACACCTGGGAAGTGCGCAACGGGCGGGTGTTGTACGTGTAGCCGACGATCGTTTCCTGCCAGGAGTCGAGCTGCACCACGATGCGGGCCGGGTCGAGGACCTTGACGGCGATCGGCCAGCCGTCGGACCCGACCTGCCAACGCCGCACGAACGCGTTCCCCGACGCGGTGAGCGAGTTGACGATCTTCTCGATCGACACCCGGTACGGCTCATTCGGGTCCGGCCGCCGCAGTACCGCCGGCTGCGGATCGATCCGCTCCACCCCGCGGAGCGCGACGAGAGGGAGCATGGCCGACGTGTCGGCCACCAGCGACCGGATGCCGACCACCACGGGCAGGGTGCGCGGGTCGTAGGAACGGACCCGGGCGGCCAACGCGGCGGCGATCTGCGCCTCGAGCGGCCCCCCGTCGGGCAGATCGCGGGTACGCAGGAACGCGGGTCGGCGCACGCCCTACGGTGACGTAACACCCCGATGGACACAATCGTCCGCTATCACCACACCCGGCGGCCCGGTTTCGTCGCTCTGGCGGCCACAGAGCGGCGGTCAGTAGACGGCGGCGGCCCCCGGAGAGCGCACGATCACCCCGTAGACCGCCATCGTCGCCGCGACCAGCGGCGTGATGTCAACATCGGAGCGCAGCCGCGACCACGCCCAGGCGTCACCGAACCAGCGGCGGGCGGCGCCGGCGAGCGCGTCGTCGAGCGGGGCCTGGGCGTGATGGACGACGCGGCCGTCGTGGACGGCGTCGACGAACACCGAACAGGCCCGGGCCAAATCCGATGCCGACACCAGCTCCACCGGCACCCCGTGGGCGGCGAGGGCGGCGCCTGTGGCGGCACCGCCCAAGCTGTCACCGATCACCATGACGGGCCATACGTCGGTGATCCTTCCCGCCACCCACCCTACGCCCGGCCGGTGATCGACGATCGTGACCAACACCCGGCCGTCGGGGCCGAGCGCGGCGGCGGCGACGGCGGCGCTCGAGCGGTCCGGCGCGACGTCGAAGCCGACCACGACCGGGCCGTCCAGCTCGGCGACGGTGTCCACCGCCGCCGACCAGGCGGCGGCATCAACGACACCGGACGTCGCCAGTGAGCTCGGGCGCGCCCACCGGTTGAGGTAGGCGCGGTCGAAGTCGGCGGCGTGGCGGCGTTCACCGAGGAACGCGACGTCGATCGTGTGCCCGACGGCCGGGTGCGAGCGCGCCCAGACGGCGGGGTCGTCGGCGTCGTCGTCGGGGCCGGCCCCCCAGTCGAACAGGGCGACACCGCTGCGGCCGCCGCCGGCGACGTGTTCCTCGGCGCGGGCGAGGTGGCGATCCCAGTAGGTCGACTCGACGGTGCCGCCGGCCGACACCACCCAGAGCTGCGGGTAGGGGCGGGTCGCCATGGCCGGCGCGACGGCGGCCTCGACGGCGTCGCCCTGGGCGATGGTGAACGCCCACGCCTCGTCGATGGTGGCCATGTCGACGTCCTGGCCGTGCACCGCGGACTCGGTCGGGGCGAAGATCGACAGCATCCCGCCGGAGTGGCGGTCGGTGAACGACTGCGACCCGTTCGAGAGGCGCACCTTGTACGCCGAGGCGAGGACCGAGCGGGCCACGATGGGCGCCCAACCATCACGAAAGGTCGTCGAGGCGTCGGTGCCGGTCTGGGCGGTGTACCAGGCCCGGGCGAGCTCGAGGAGCTCGATGCGCTGCAGGGACGTGGCCAGCGTCAGGATCGATTTTCCGGCCCGGCGGGGCACGGACACGACGATCGTGCCGTAGGTGAGGCGCCCGGTGGCCGGGTCGACCTCGCCGGCGACGTCGGCGACGAGCCGTTGCCATGGCATGAACGGGCGGCGCAGCGCGGCGGCCAGCGCGGCGACCTTCGGCCCGTAGGTGGGGCGCTCAGGAGTCCTCGAGGTCGCCGTGCGGGGTGCGCAGCGAGGCGAGGAAGGCGGCGACGTCGTCGGCGATCGGCGCATCAGGGCCCTTCAACGGCTGGTAGGCCTCGAGCAGACGGCCCACGAGCACCCCGGCGGTGAACCGGGAGCCGTTGGGGTCGGCGGCTTCGTCTTCGGCGAGGCGGGCGAGGTCGCGGCACGCCGCGACGCGGGTGTGGTCGGTGGTGTCGAGACGGTCGGTGCGGCGGAGCTCCTTGAGGTCGGCTTCGACGGCGCGCACGAGGCGCCGGGGCTTGGCCCCCGTCGGGCCGAGAGGCAACACGGCCTGCTCCCGGGTGTTGCGCCGGCGTCCGGTCACGATCGCCTCATTTCCGTGTTACGAACGGACGTTCGCGGGTCCGGGGGAGAGAGATGAC